AAAAGACGATTGGCGATGTTATTGACTCGATGACACCCGAGCAGGAGAAGGTCCTCTATGCGCTTGTTGGTCTCGCACTTGAGGATGCAAAGAAAGGAAATGGAGGAAACGAAGACGTGAAGCACAATTTGTTTGATGATGAAACAGTTCAGGACAGTGATGTTATGATTCATAGCGCTATGAACGAGATCATGAAAGAGGGTAAGAAGGTTGGATCTCTTAAGGAAGCATATCTCGCTCATGCTGCTGAATATGGCATCGAGAATATCGAATTTATCAATACAGAAGAGAAGGACATCTATGATCGTCCTCAGTGGATTAACACTCAGCCTACAGATTGGGTATCTGTTGTTATTAACGGTGTACACCACACACCTTTCGAGAAGGTAAGAATGCAGTTTGCTGACATCACAGCCGACGAGGCAAGAGCTAAGGGTTATATCAAGGGTAAGTACAAGAAGGAAGAAGTATTCAAGCTCTTGAAGAGAGTTGTATCTGGTACAATGATCTACAAGAAGCAGAAGTTCGACCGTCAGGATCTTATCGACGCAGATTTTGACATCATTCCGTGGGTTAAGCAGGAAATGAACATCAAGTTCGACGAGGAGAAGGCTCGCGCTTATCTCTTCGGTGATGGCAGAGACGCTGCTGACGAGGACAAGATCGACGAAACAAAGATCATTCCTATCGTTTCCGATGAAGATCTCTTCACAATTAAGAAGGTTGTTACACCTGAGTCTGGTGAGTCCACAGAGCATGCTATCATCACAGCAGCAGTTCTCGCTCAGGACGACTATCAGGGTTCGGGTAAGATCACAGGTTTCTTCGAGCAGAAGCAGGTTTCTAAGATGCTTCTCATGGAAGATCAGTTCGGTCATAGACTCTACAAGACAATCAATGAGCTTGCTACAGCTATGGGTATCGACAGAATTGTTAAGGTTCCTGCTGGTATCTGCCCTCAGCATTTCTATGGTCTTCTCGTAGACCTCAGAGACTACAATGTTGGTCAGAAGAACGCTGGTAAGAAGTCGTTCTTCGACGATTTTGATATCGACTACAACCAGCAGAAGTACCTCATGGAGGAACAGCAGTCTGGTGCCCTCACAAGACCTTACTCCGCAATCGTACTCAGCTCACAGTGATAAATAACAATTTTAGGAGGAAACAATCATGGGTAAAATCTATGGAGATGCTAACACCCGTAATGTTTCATGTACTGTAGTCTATATTGACAGCGGTAAAGTCTATAATGATGCTGCACATACAGATCAGATTCAGACATCCGATCTCAAGGCAGCTTTCGAGCAGAATCTCGTTGTTGATGTAAGTGGCGCGTTATATGAGACCCTTGCCGTATCTGTCTCCGAAGGTATGGCAACCCTCAAATATGTTGTAATTGATGGCTCGACTGTAACAGCTGCTTCTGCAGTTTCTAAGGCTGACATTAAGCCTGCTAAGAAGATTGTTGACGTATATGGCGAAAATCCCGTATACGATATCTTCGGCGCAAAGGTAAACGAGCTTCAGAGATCTTTGTCTATAAACGATAATGTCATCTCTGGTACAACATTTAATTGCACTAAGTCTTGTGCTTTGACTGATTATTGGGGCACAGGTCACTTCATGGTACTTCACTTCTCTACAGCTGCAAAGAACGTACAGAAGATCGAAGTTGGCTTCCTCGACGGTTCTGGTCTCTCAACTCTTGATTCAGACATGAACGGTGTATGGAAGCTTGATCCCGCTCATATGGATAGAATCTTTACAGTTAAGACGACATTCAATGATGGATCTGTTAATGTCCAGGAATTTAACGTAAAGGGAATTGTCCTGGCTTGATAGGAGGAAATAATCATGGCAAAATTTTTCGGACCTGTTGGCTATGCTGTATCAACAGAAACATCCCCAGGAGTTTGGAAGAACGAGATAGTTCCTCATAATCATTATGGTGATATGACACAGAATCACATGAGACCTAAAAGTTCGGAAAATGTGAATGACGACATTAACTTGTCCAATCAGTTAAGTATTGTCGCCGATCCGTTTGCTATGTCAAATTTCCACAACATCAAATACGTGGAATACATGGGCGCTAAATGGAGGGTGACTTCTGTTGACGTTCAGTATCCACGTTTGGTGTTATCTATAGGAGGCGTTTATAATGGCTAAAACCAGATTAGATTTTCAGACGTTTCTTGAAACTTTAAAAGGCGACAGGAAAGTCTATTATCAACCGCCTCCAGGTTTTACGATGGAGTATCCCGCTATAAAGTACAATTTGGCCGATATCCAAAATGTACAAGCGGATAACTTACCATATCTTCAGTCAACAGCAT